AGTTATTGGATCAGGATCATTTCAAGGAGGAATTGGTGATAATGTAAACGTCAATAATTCACCTGTGAAATTTAATGAAAATATCACGAATACTAACATTCAAGGATTAATTGCAGCAGAATATACGCAATCCATGAATTTATTAGCAAATACCGATGCTTACAGCTTTAATGTAATATCAGCACCTGGATTAATTAATTCACTTGCTGCACATTCACCAGTAGTAACTAAGCTAGTAAATCTAGCAGAAGGTAGAACAGATTGTATCGCAGTAATTGATTTAGTGCCTTATAACAGTTCAGTAAATACAGTAGTAACACAAGGTTCAGCATTTGATAGTTCATATGCAGCAACATATTGGCCTTGGTTACAGTCAATTGACGCCAATGCACAATACGTTTGGTCGCCAGCTTCTGTGTTTATACCGGGAGTATACGCATTTACAGATGCTTCATCGGACCCATGGTTCGCACCAGCAGGATTAGTTAGAGGCGCGCTAGGTAACGTAGTAAAAGCAGAAAGAAAATTAACATCAGGTAATAGAGATAATTTATATGAAGCAAATGTAAATCCAATTGCAACATTCCCAGGAAGTGGAGTTGTAGTATTTGGACAGAAAACATTACAGAAAAGAGCAAGTGCTTTAGATAGAGTAAATGTTAGAAGATTATTAATAGCATTAAAATCATATATAGTACAAGTATCAGATAACTTAGTATTTGAACAAAATACAATAAGCACAAGAAACAATTTCTTAGCACAAGTTAATCCATACTTAGAATCAGTACAACAAAGACAAGGTTTATACGCGTTTAAAGTTGTAATGGATGCTACAAATAACACACCAGATGTAATCGATAGAAACGAGCTAGTAGGTCAAATTTACCTACAACCAACTAAAACAGCTGAATTCATAATTTTAGATTTCAATGTTTTACCAACTGGAGCAACATTTCCATCATAAAAATAAATAAAGTAAATATTTATAATAAAATAAATAAAATAATAAAATGGCAGTATTAGACCCAAACGAAATATTTTTCACAGCTTTTGAGCCAAAGCAAAAGAATAGATTTATTCTTTATGTAGATGGAATCCCATCATACCAGATTAAAGGTATGGGAGCTGTAACATTAACACAAGGTACAGTAGCTTTAAATCATATAAACGTTCAAAGATTTGTAAAAGGTAAATCAACATGGAACCCAATTTCAATGACGTTATTTGATCCAATTACACCATCAGGTGCTCAGGCATGTATGGAATGGGTTAGATTACATCATGAATCAGTAACAGGTAGAGACGGATATAGTGATTTCTATAAAAAAGATCTTACATTAAACGTATTAGGACCAGTAGGTGATATAGTATCTGAATGGATTATTAAAGGTGCA